AAACTGAGAGATCAAACAAAACAAAAAACCCCCCACTATGATTACAATTAACGAAAATAAATCAAGCGATGTCCATGGTAACGCCTGGCAACAAAATGAAGCACAAGATAGCGCTTGTGCAACCTTAAATATCAATGAACTACAGAGTTTTATTGATTATAAAAATAAAAAACAAAATAAAAATCAAATAATTAAAAAGCAAAATAAAAATTTACTTTATGATCTTCCTGAAGAATTACTTCGTATGATTTTTAAGAAATCATTTGATATGGATGATTTACTCAACCCATGTCAAATATCAACTCATAAATCATTTACTTACGATTCTGAAAGACAGCACATGTATTTTATCAAGAAACATATTGCTAACCTATATCCTTGGTTAACAACCCATGTTACTTTGGATTTACATATGTCTCACTTAATTAACACATTAGATATTACTTATGTTTATTGGACTGAGCTCCAATTAACTGAACAAGTAATGAAAATGCATGATTTTTTATATCCTCGACATTTATTATTACATGATATAATGTTCGGAGATAATTCCTTACGATCTATAACTTCACCAGGAGAAAGGACCACTTTAGTTCCACAGAGTGGTGAAGTCGAATTTGATACAAACTCTGATGAATCTTTTGATTTATCAGGTATGAGTTTTGAAGATGATTTTAAATTTATTGAAGATTCGTTATTTGAATCTCTTTACAATTTTAATTATGCTGGAAAACGCTCATTGGAATCTTTAATTCCAGAACATGAGCGTCGCAGTGCTTATATTAGCACTTCTTCCAATTATACCAATATTTTTGGAGATATAGTCAACAACAATAAATCTTGCCTACGTCCTCAATCTGGATCTTTGTGGTACAGATTAAATAAGATGCAAGAAGCTGCTAAAATTAAAGAATCGTGTTTTAATGAGAAATACATCGTCAAGTTGGTTGACGATGTCATTCATTTTATTAAATATGCTACAGAAGAAGTAGTGGGTATGACACGTATTCAAACTATTTTACGAGCTTGTACAAATTTTTTAAAATTGCGTTTAAATGAATCAACTTATCATACACTTAAAGACAAAGCCATACCTTATATTTTGAGTATTCTTGATAAAATGAATGTTCAAAGTTTTGAAGAATATCTTGACACTGCTCGAACTTCTTTGGGTGGTTTGAAAAATATTTTTTCAAGTCCTATTATGTCTAAATTACATCAATGCTGTTTATACATGATGAGTTTATCTATTTTTGATAATTTAGGTATAGATTTGGATATGTTTAACTATACTGCTTTGGAAAAAGCCAGTCTTAAAAAGAAATATAGTAATACTACTGATTTCTTTTATGTTTTATGTGAAACTGTTCTCTTTATTGCAGAACGAGGTTATCAAGTTTATATGACTGGAGATCTTTCTACTATGTTCCATTCTGGTGGACAATATAAGAAATTATATGATATGTGCAGAGAAATTATTCGTAAACAACCACTTCTTAATAATCCTGAAACTCATGGATTTACTGAAAGTTCTTATAGAGCAGATCTTGATAATGTTATTGAAAAATTGAATAGTGTTCATAAATTCTCTTATTGTTTAAATTCTCAAGAGAAGAATACTATTAAAGAAACTCTTTTTAAAATGTCTTTAATTCGTGATGAATTAAATACTCGTTCTGCTGCTCGTAGAAACAGGAAGGCCCCTTTTGGTCTTTTAATTTATGGTGATTCTGGTGTTGGGAAAACTACAATTACAGCTATGATGGCGACTTATTTTGCTAAACATGAGAATTTGTCTACGAAATCGGAATTTCGGTATACTGTAAATCCTGCGGCTAAATATTGGGATGGATTTGTTTCGTCGTGTCATACTGTCATACTTGATGATGTGGCAAATGAACACCCAGATTTAAAAGATTCTAAATCTCTAGATAATATTATTCAAGTTATGAATAATCAAGCTTTTTGTCCTGATCAAGCATCTTTAGAATCCAAGGGTACTACACCGTTTAGAGGTAAATTGGTAATCGCTACCACCAATGTGAAAACGTTGAATGCGTATGCATATTTTTCATGTCCATCTGCTGCTCAAAGGAGATTTCCTTTTATCATAACTCCAAAACCTAAAAAGGAGTTTATAGATGATCGCAATATGTTGTGTACTAAGAATGTACCCGATGGTGTGACTTATCCTGAATTATGGGATTTTGATATAGATATGGTTGTACCAGTTCCAGCTTCCAAAGGTAGACAATACGCTACGTTTGAAAATTTACACACTAATATTGGAACTGTTGAATTGCTTCAATGGTTTGATAAAGCTATTAATGACTTTAATAAAGATCAACAGAAAGTTTCATTGTGTATTGAACGAATGGAAAAAGAAAAACTTTGTGAATGTTGTAACTTACCTGAATCATTGTGTCGTATGAAACCTCAAGGCTTAGTTACCAATTTATTGACTGTCACTATTGCTGGTTTGGTCATGTATCATTCAAATTTTTTGTTTGTTAAAAGTGCTTATGAAACATATAATAAAGCGATGATATGTAAGCAAACATTTACGGATTTTAAAAATGAAACAATTAACAAAGTTTGTAATCTTGGAACAAAAGAATTTTGGATTGATATGGGTGAAAAAGTACAAACTTCTTTAGGTCATAAAGAGATATTGGTTGGACTTGCTGCTGCAACACTTCTTGTTATGGGTATGTATAGTGTAACTAAACAAACTCTTATTCCTCAAGGTGATGTTTCGGCTAATATTGGTTCAAAACCTGAACCTGAAAAGGATGGCAGAGAGAATGTTTGGTATAATAATACTATGGAGTTATCAAGTGCTCATTTCACTAGAGAAAGTGCTTCATCTAAGAGCGTTTCTTTTGAGGCATTTTGTGATAAGATATCTAAAAATGTTGTAAGCATTAGTACATGTATTAAAGGAACTACTAAAGCAAAAGTTGGTAAACTCTTATGTTTAGGAGGTCATATATATATCACTAATAATCATAATATACCAGATTGTTCTGGAGGTGTTAATTGTGCTTTATATGAAACTTCTAAACTTGGTATAAATTCTAATATACGAGTTATTTTATCTGAAAGTGATATTCATCGCATTCCTGATAAAGATATAGCTTTTGTTATTATTAGAGAAATGCCTCCAAAAAAGAAGATTGTTGAATATTTTTTACGAGAAACCGAAAAAGGTGTGTTCAACGGTGTTTATGTATCAAAAACATCAAGAGGCGAGTCCATTTCTTATCAGATTAAGAATATACAATTATTAGATGAAAAATTGTATAAATTTGGTGATGCAAATATCAATGCTAAGATACGTTGTTGGAAAGGTATCTGTTCTTCAGAGACACAGTATGGTGATTGTGGTGCACCCATGATTGTTGAGAGTGATTTTGGTTATTCTATTTTGGGAATTCATTTTTTGATAGATACTATGAAAACAAGTGAAATCTATGCTAATAGTATAGATGGAAAGTTTATTGAGCAAGTATATGATAAATTAACACCTTTTAATATTCAATCAGGTTGTTTTGATCTTATAAGTTCTGATTCTATTAAAAGACCAGTTGTAGATTTGCATAAAAAATCCGTGTTCCGTTATATTAATGATGGTAGTGCTGAAATATATGGATCTTTTACTGATTTTCGTGGTAAATCTAAATCTAGAGTTGTGGATACTCCAATGAGCAAGAAATTACCTGTAGAATATAAGAAAAAATATACTGCTCCTGAGATGACATCATATGAACCATGGAGAATAGCTGCTCTTGATATATTACAACCTGTTCAAATGAATACAGAGATTCTTAATGAATGTATTAATGGTTATATATGTGACGTAAATAAGAAAATAAATCCAGATAACATTAAAAATATGTTAATGGTTTTAGACGATTTTACAGCTTTAAACGGTGCACGTGTAGCATACATTGATAAAATTAATAGATCTACTAGTGCTGGTAATCCTTGGAAAAAATCAAAGAAGCATTTTTTAAAATCAATACCACCTGCACATGGTATGCAGGACCCTGTAGAGATTTGTGATAAAGAAATGAATGCACGAATAGATCTTATTATTGAGACTTATTTATCTGGTGCGCGTTGTAATCCTAACTTTTGTGCTCATTTGAAAGATGAGCCTGTTACTTTTAGTAAAGCTAAAGTTAAAAAGACCAGAGTTTTTACAGGAGCACCTTTTGATTGGTGTGTTGTTGTTCGTAAATATTTACTTTCTTTTTGTAGATTGTTACAGAATGAGAGATTTGCTTTTGAAGCTGCACCGGGAACAGTAGCACAATCTCTTGAATGGCAGGAGATTTATGATTATATTATCCAACATGGTGTTGATAGAATTGTTGCTGGTGATTATAAAGCATATGATAAAAAGATGAGTCCTAAAGAGATATTAGCTGCTTTTGATGTGATAATACATTTCTGCAGATTATCTGGAAATTATACTGAAGATGATATAAAAGTTATACAAGGTATAGCTGAAGATACAGCTTTTGCTATTGTGGATTTTAACGGTGATTTAATACAATTATTTGGCTCCAATCCATCTGGAAATCCTTTAACTGTTATTTTAAATAGTATTGTGAATTCATTACGAATGAGATACAATTATTATTTACAGAACCCCGACGCTGAAGTTTTATCGTTTGGAGATAGAGTTGCGTTAATGACATATGGTGACGATAACATTATGTCGGTACACAAAGAGTGCAATTGGTTCAACCATACGTCTATTGCCAAAACATTTGCTGATATAGGTATTATTTATACTATGGCAGATAAAGAAGCAGAGAGTGTACCATTCATACATATTGATGATGCATCATTTTTGAAACGCACGTGGAG